GTCAGATTATAATATGAATACTCGACTTATTGACCGAACTTTGGGCGGGACCATAAGAATCGCCAATAATTATGCAGACCAAGCTTTTATACGCAATATTCCGGTATATAGCGCGAGTATTGACCTAATAGACGGCCAACAAGACTATGACTTAAAAGCATTATTTGTTAGTGAAAGTCTTATTAGCATGAAAGACAATCCAGTAGTAGTTAGAGTATTTTATGAAGCACCTCCTGCCCAAGCATGGATGACTAATCCATATCCCGGATTAGGAGGTGTAGGTGCTAATGCAGATTCGTGGGGATTTTATGGTGGGTACGGAAATAACTCATATATTCAATGGCCTGTGTATTTTGACATACAAAGAATCCAAGAATTTAATATGCAAATGGATGTAAGATATAATGGATATAGTTTTAGTGTAAATAATAATATACTTACTGTATTTCCAATTCCACCAGGAAATGGAAATAAGTTATGGCTTGAATTTGCTAAGGAAAGTGATGTTTTACAACAAAACCAAAATCAAAACAGTAATGTTCCTCCATATGATAAACCTATCATAACAGATGTATCTAACGTACCTTACGCAAACCCAACATATTCTAGAATTAATTCAATAGGTAAATCATGGATTATGAGGTATGTATTAGCACTTTGTAAAGAAATTTTAGGTTACTCAAGAGGTAAATACCCCGGAGCAGAAGTTCCAAAAGTAGGAGCTATGTCTAGCAGTGACTTAATGAGTCAATCTCAAGCAGATAAAACAGCATTATTAGAAGAACTTAGAGGTTTGTTAGATGAAACTTCCAAACAAAAACAATTAGAAAGACAAAAAGCCGAAGATGATGCTAACAATGCTATTATGAGTAACATACCTTTACCTTCACCTATTTATATTCTGTAATGACAAATAAACCAGGAGCATTTTTTAGAGTACCTGGTCAAAAAGTCACTACTCCTGGTGACTATGAAGCTTTACCATCTCAACCAGATGGATTAGCTAGACCTATGCCTTTTGCTCCAGGTAATGACATTGATTTTCAAGTAACTTCTATTACAGAAGCTTACAAAAGATTAATGTCAATGCAGGTGCCTTATTATAAAATAAGTGCTACTAACTCAAACACAAATATTTACGGTGAAAGTACTTCAAAATGGTATTACCAACCAGTTCTTATTAAGTGTTATATTGATAGAGGTGATGAGCTTCAAGTAATAGAAGACTACGGTGTAAGTAATACACAAAAATCTCAATTCTGGTTTGTACATGAAATGATGCAAAAAATTGGAGTAATGCCTGAAGTTGGAGACATCATTTTAGACAGAGAAAGATACTATGAAATATACAACGTAAACGAAAACTGGATTGATTTTGGAAATGATGATCAATATATTTACGGATCTCCCAATTTTGAATCAAGTAGTTTAAATAAAAGAGGTCAAAGTTTAGTATTTGAATTAGATGCAGTAATGACTAGACCTATTAAACTTAATATTTTACCTTATAAAATACAATAATGGCTCAAGTAAGAAAACCCATACCAAAAACTCCCGCACAAGAAGTACAAGATAAAATTGTACCTTATGAACAAGCTGGCTATGGTAAAGAGCCTATGGTTAGTAAACCAAATAGGGCATTAAAAGTATCACAAAAAGGTACTAGAGAGAAAAATTTTAGTGTTAAATTAATAGACATTGATACAGCTGTATTAGAACATATTAAAGGTAACATTAAACCTACAGTATACAGCAACACAGAACTTATTGATGTTCCTGTAATATATGCTTATCCTGAAAGATGGGTAGCAATGCAAAAAGAAGGATTTTTACGTGACGTAAGTGGTAAAATCATCGCACCTCTTATTGTAGTTAATCGTACAGATGTAACAAAAAACCGTAATGTAGGTAGAAATCTTGATGGTAATTTAGCTCAAAACGTTCATGTTTTTGAAAGACAATTTACCAATAAAAATGCTTATGATAATTTTAATGTGTTGAATAATCGTCAACCTGTAAAGGAAATGATGGTTGTTGCACATCCGGATTATGTAACTATTACATATGAATTAAATATTTATGCAGACTTTGTAGAACAATCAAATAGAATACTTGAAGCTGTGCAATATTCTGAGAATAGTTTTTGGGGAGATAAAAATCGTTATTATTTTAGAGTAAATATAGAGTCTTTTCCAACATCTGTTCAATACTCAGCAGAAGAAGAAAGAACTGTTGTTAGTAAAATTACAATGAAATTACATGGTTATTTAATACCTGACACTATAAATGCATATTTATCACATGATATGGCATATGTGAGTAAAGGTCAAGTAATTTTTAATGAATATGCAGTAAATAATTTCGAACAGTTGTAATATGCCACAATTAAGAACGTTTCTAACATCTGGTTCTATTCCCAATACAGATCAATTAAGTATTGGAGACGTTGGTGTTAATTCATACGATGGTAAAGTTTACATTAAACAACAACAACGTTCTCAACAAACTATAATAGAAATTGGAGGAGGGGGAGGAGTAACTCAAATAATAGCAGGTTCTAATATTTCTATTTCACCTGTAAGCGGTGTAGGCCAAGTAACAATAAACGCTTCAACAGGTTCATCTAGCTCATCAGGCACATCAGGCACATCTAGTAGTGGAAGTTTACCTAATGGACCTAATTATTCATTACAATACAATAATGGAGGTAGTTTTAGTGGAAGTGGGAATTTTACTTTATTAAATAATAACCAATTATTTTTAACCGGTTCTTCTATTATAACTGGATCTTTAGGAGTAACCGGTAGTGTAAATTTTACAACCCTTCCAGTACAGGATACTCCAGTTATAATAACATATAATGTTGCTTCAGGACAGTTAGGATACGTTAACGTTACTTCGGGAACAAGTGGATTTGCTGGCACATCCGGTACATCTGGGATATCTGGAACTTCTGGCACGTCTGGAACAAACGGATCTTCAGGATCTAGCGGTTCTAATGGCTCTTCCGGTCTATCATCAACATCAGGTTTAAGCGGATCATCAGGTTCTAGTGGTTCTAGTGGTTCTGCTGGTTCTTCTGGCTCAACCGGGTCTAGTGGTTCAAGCGGAATAGTGGGCACATCAGGAACAAGTGGAGGTACAAGCGGTACTTCTGGAAGCTCAGGTTCAAGTGGTTCATCTGGATCAAGTGGTTCTACTGGTTCTTCAGGAACAAATGGTAACGCTGGTAATAGTGGACAAAGTGCCACATCCGGTACATCTGGCACTTCAGGTTCAACAGGAACTTCGGGATTATCTGATACATCAGGCACTAACGGAACTTCAGGAACAACTGGCTCTTCAGGTTCTGCAGGTACATCAGGTTCGTCAGGATCTAGTGGCTCTACTGGTAATGCTGGTAACTCAGGTCAATCAAGTACAGCAGGCACTTCAGGTTCAAGCGGTAGCACAGGTACTTCAGGTTTAAGCGCTTCAAGTGGAACAAATGGTACTTCAGGTAGTTCAGGTTCATCAGGAACGTTTGGATCTAGTGGAGCTGATGGATCAAGTGGTTCCTCAGGTTCTAGTGGGTCAAGTGGAAGTTCTGGAACTTTTGGATCTAGTGGAGCAGATGGCTCAAGTGGTACTTCAGGTTCTTCAGGAACTAGTGGTTCATCAGGATCAAATGGTTCTTCTGGAAACGCAGGAAATTCAGGTCAAGCAAGTACTTCAGGTACTTCAGGTAGTTCAGGTTCAACAGGTACTTCGGGCTTAGCACAATCTTCAGGTTCATCAGGTACTTCAGGTTCCAGTGGATCGACAGGCTCATCTGGTTCAAGTGGTGCTGATGGTTCTTCAGGTTCATCAGGAACTAGCGGTTCTTCAGGTTCAACAGGTTCAAATGGTAGTTCAGGAGATGCAGGCTCTTCCGGTTCAAGTGGAACAAGTGGTTCTTCAGGTTCAAGTGGTTCTAACGGTTCATCAGGTAATGCTGGAAATTCGGGCCAATCAAGCACTGCAGGTACCTCAGGCAGCTCAGGTTCAACAGGTACTTCAGG